AGAATCGTATCTGTACTCATCTCTTCTTCCTCTACCTTCAGCTTTGTTTTTCAACCTAAGTATTTCTTGTTGAAATCTATTTTCATACTGAGCCATAAGATCTGGTTCGCCTTTTAAAAATGTGTAGGCTTCAACCAGAGATCCATATAACAAAGCGTTTCTAGCGTTGCTTGATAACCAAGTCCCAGTTGTATCTGAAACTATGCTAGTTGGCTTGTATAAATAATGCAGTTCAACGCTGTAGTTACTGTCTGGAACTGGCGCAACAATTATGGTGCTACCGTTATTCGATGCAGTAGACAGCTCTTTATCAAAGTCTGCATAGTACAAAGGTTTGCCTCTCAAAGAAGTATCAGATACATCAACGGTGTATTCCTGCATAAAGCTAGGATGTTTTTTTAATAAAAACTCATAGTCGTTGTTGCCATCTATTACTGCTAAAGAAAAGCTGCTAGAGAAATCTGTTGGTGTTGTTAAGAATCTATTACCTGTTGTTAAATTACCTTGTACGTTCTTTCTAAAAAAATCAAACTGCACCAGTTCAAATATTCTTTCTTCTGCGTTTTTAACAAAGTCAGGTATGGTTGCCGTGAAAGTTGTTTCTGTGCTTTCACAAAAATTTTGTATCAATGTTGTTAGTTCTGCGTAAGTCATAATTAATTATAGCATTAAGGTGTATTTGCTTGCCCACCCATGCCAGAGTGGTTTGTGCAATAGTAATATAGTGTTGGTGCTCCAGAGGCTACCGTTATTTGCGTATAAGCGCCTGAACTTCCTGGAGTTCCGTTAGTGGTAACGCCTGTTGTGTATTCATAACCACCGCCGTGGGTGCCGTTAGCCGTGGTAGAAAATCTAAGCGGGTGGCCGCTGTTAGAAGAGTCTGATTGATCAAATTTGTAAGTGCTACCTTCTGATAAATTTATTGTCGGACTAACCGATCCATCTAGGTAGTATTTATTACCGCTACCGTAAGAGTTAGTGCCAGAAGCAACTGTTACAGTATAAGTTGTAACTGAACTTGTTGTAACAGAAACAGTACCTAAACCAGACGTGGCCGCCTGACCTGTTAAAGTTTCGTTCACTGTGGTGCCTGTAACAGATATTGTTCCTAAAGAAGCAGTGGCAGATAAACCATCAGGCGTAGCTCTGTTTGCTGGTATATCTGTAGTGACAGTAACATCACCAACCGAACCTACGGATCTGCCAACTTCAAATAGTTTTGGCAACGAATCGTTAATCATAGAAAAGTTCTGCGTGATTAAGTTTGCCGTTATCACTACATAACCTTTACCGCCGTCAGCGTCTTGATCTGGTCTAGGATTACTTAGAGCTTCAGCGTCAGTAACGTGTCTTCTTGGTTCTAGTTGTGGATGTTTAGCATTCCATTGGTCTGGACCCACCAAGAGCCCGTCCCAGGTACGCTTCATATCTTTTAACGGATAACGAAAACCACTTATATCGCATATACCGTAAGCGTGTTTTCCTACAGCTTTTGCCATTAGTATCCTTGGTGATAAGGAACAACTCGTAAAGATGCTCTGTCTTCGTCTTGATCTGCTGCTCTTCTAAACTCTTCTTCGTATACGCCTTTTAGAGTCATGGTTCTTTCTGGAGCTCTTTTCATCGATAGATAATAAGCTAGTCCAGCAACGAAACAAGGATAAAATCTAAACGGCATATCCATTGTATTCAAAGCAGTATCAGCATCGTCCATTCTAACTATCTTGTTAAACACTAAAACATCGGTTGAGTTTTCTGGCGATGGCCAAATTTTTAATACTGGAGTGTTTAGTTTGTCTAAAAAGAATTGTGTGGGTCTGGCTTTAGTATTTTTATTAGGAATATTTAAATATTCGCTTCTACTAATCCTATCCATGCTGATATCTGTTTGAGTTTGATTGACAGTTCTTCTAACAACAACGTCTAGAATATCTATTATGTTTGCATTTAAAGTGTAAGTGCTGGTGCCCTCAGTAACAGTTTGCGTATCTTGTTCTATTGTCCACTGATTCAAACCTCTGTTAGCCCACTCAGCCAACATTAAATTAATAGATCTTCTAGCAGTTTTTAAATCGTAACCTGTTCTTAACTCTAAACCGCAACGTTCGAAAGCTTCTTCAACGAACTCCGTTACGTTTGGTTCAAAATTTGTGCTGTTAGAAGTTGCCATTTCAATCCTCGTATAAATTGTTGAAAGTTATATTGGGATCCAAATAACTCTCATGTCCTTCTGCTGAGTGTGTCCATTGTGAAGGCATGAAGTCTGGCGCACCTTCTCCAGTTCGCCACAATGCCGGGCTTGTCGCCCTAACTCTGTTGTTTGGTAAAGCAACAAAGTTTCCAGTCCACTTTCCAGCGTCGGTTAAATATAACACATGTGATTGTTTATGTTGAGCGGGATCATCTGCTATCTCATTGTTAGTATAGTCAACAGTAAACAGATATTTACCTGTGTGAAATTTATTGCCTATCTTACAAATCCATGGACTAGAGCTGACTCTATCCATAGTGATTACTGAATGATCTCTCGATTCGCAGTCCCAAGGCTGCGCTAGGTGATCTTCCATGGGTTCAGGCCACTTTTTTAAAGGTATATCAGCGACCATGGCTTGTATGGGCAATCGTGCCCACATAGCGCCACCATGAATGTTGCCTTCAGTCCAGTCATCGTTGTCTATTTCACAACCCGTGAACACGACCTGAAAGCTTAAAGATCTGTCTGGTATGGTATTAACTGCAATCGCATACGCATGGATAAACTCTCCATGGTAGTCAGTGTGGTTGCATGTAAACTCTCTCCTTACCCAACACCTAAAGTACGGGATATTACTAATTAGGTTTGGCACAAACTATTTTCTTCTGCCAGCCATGCCACCTTTCGCATAGCCCTTAGTTCTTTTTGCCATTCCGCCCATAGCGTATCCTTTAGTCTTTTTAGCCATGCCACCTTTAGCGTAGCCTTTAGTTTTTTTAGCTGCACCGCCCATTGCATAGCCTTTGGTTTTCTTGGTCATGCCGCCTTTGGCGTAGCCTTTGGTCTTTTTGACCATGCCACCCATAGCATAACCTTTTGTTTTCTTATACATATTTTACCTATTAAGCGTAAGTTTTTATTAATTCTAAGATGATTGAATAAGTATCTCCGCTACTGTGACCTACGGTAGTAAAATCAATGTCGCCTGTTTTACCAGATCCTGCATTGTTTGGAATACCGCTAAACACTTCGTCGTAATACTCATCGCCTGTGCTATCTGCTGGCAAGCCTGTAATCAATACGTTGGTAGAGGCGTCAAACTCTAAATTGACGCCCATACCTCTACATGCCCACCAAATCTTTGCTACCTTTACGCCAGTGCAAGTTTCACCTTGACTGTTAGCAGCAAGCGCAGATACATCAACTTTTTTTACAGCTGATTCACCGCTGCCATCACTGACATTGGTAAATTTTAAAATGGCGATTCTGTCGCCATCAGCTATGGTTTGTGAAGTTACTGTATCAGCCATAATTTATCTCCTATTATGCGTCAGCAAATGGAGTAACTATAGTGCCTGAACCTAAGATGATTCCTTCTACTGCGTACTTAGCAGAAGCAATAGCAGTTACCTTAACGATACTTCCTGCTAAGCCACCCTTAGTTGATCCATTCATTGTAATTACATCGTTACTAGCGCCTGATATAAAAGTTTTACCAGTAGCATCGTCTTTACCAGTGTAAAGCCCACCAACAAATTTATCGGTACCATCGGTTAAGATGTCCATGTCAGTAGCTGCTGTTTCCACTACGAAGAAAAAACTAGCCCCTAAATTATTTAATTGATTAGGATCGTCGTCTCTATCTGGAGCGGTAGCAACAATACTAGGTAAAGTAAATTTACCGTCAGCATCGTTAGTAGTTAAAATTTTTCCCGCGTGTGCAGCCACGGTTAAAGTTGTGTCTGCGGTTAAACTGACCACGTTTGCATTACCAGCAGAAATAAATCCTGCCAGTGATTTAACTGGTCCACTGAAAGTTGATTTTGCCATATTAAGTCTCCTTAATTATATTTATCGTCTCGGCTTGTCTGCTAGGTCAGTCGATAAATAGTTAATATTGTCCCTAGTTGATTTTTGATTATAACAAAAAAAAGGGGCAAATAAATGCCCCTTTATTTAATCTCTTTGAGTTATAAAGCAGAGATTAAGACTTCATTAAGATCTGTTTGTTTACGCTCCTGGTGAACCGAATACACATCTTGGGTTAGAGAACCCAAATGAGTATCTTTCTCTCGCCTTGAAACGCATGTTACCAGTGTCAAAATCACCTTCCATAGCAGTAGACAAAGGAGTTCTTTCAAAATGTTTGAACCCATCAGGGCAATCAGTTTTGATAAAGAACGCATCTGTATCTGTTAAGAAGTGATTGACGACGTAACCATCAGGCACCATGCCCATGTTTCTTACGGCGTTAATGTCGTTGTCAGAAGTGCCAACTCTTCCTGGTGTGCCCATGAGTCTGTCAGCAACAAACTGTAGATTTGTAGGAACGATTAGTTTCATACCTCTAAGAGCAAGGATCATGTCCCTGTCATCTTTGAAGTTAGCTATATCGATCAATGAATTTTCCAAAGAAGTTTCATTCAAATCAGCAGCAGTGCTTAACTCGTTACTCAACGTTCCGCCACTAGATAGAGGGTGGTCAGTAGCACAAAGCTCTTTCCCATCTCCACCAGTAAAACTGGAGTTGAAAGCGTTGTTTAGGATAGCAGCAGCTTTGACTTGTTTAGTGTGCGCCATACTTCTAGCTAATGCTTTAGTGTATCTTGCACCAAGTCTGTCATACAAGTTATCTTCGATAGCTTCCTCGGTGAGAGCAAATGCTAATGCAACTGTCTCGTGAGTGTATCTAGCACTGTATGATTCTGAAGCTGTATCAAAACTTACGCCTTGTCCCTCAGTTTTTGTAGGGGCGTTACCGAAACCTACGAGTAGCACATCTTCCTCAAACGCTCTGTCAGAAGAAACTGTGTCGTAAATTTCAGCGTGCTCGTTTTCGTATCTTTGATACTCCATTCCGAAAAGAGCATTCAAACCAGGCTCTAATTCTTTTGCTAATTGTGCTCTAGATATTGCCATTATTAAACCTCTTACGCTAAGCCAGCGCTTTTTTGGCCCATAACGTGGTTTTGTATAACCACGATTACGTTAGTGCCAACGCTCGCTGTATCGGAATTCTCTGGATCTTGCGAAATATCAATAGCTTTCAAAGGAAGCGTAGCTGTTGTAGCTCCAGTTGAAGTATCTAATTGAATGTTTGAAGTTCCAGAACTTGTGTCACCAACAGGAGAAGACTCAACTACGTCAAAGTTACCAAACAAGTCAGTTATAGGGAATGCCTCATCTGACTGTATGCTAAATTCGACCATTGGGTCATCTATCACGTTGGCGATAATGTCGCTTGCAGCGATGCTACCAGGGTAGTGGTTTTTAAAGACCTGTTCGCCAGTAGTAGGATCAGTGTATGAGACACCGTTAAAGACACCAACAATTGGTACAGTACCACTTGCAGCATGTCTACCAATAGTTCCAGTAGTGAGTTGAGTTACCAAATCACCTTGGAAGATAGCAGTAGTTGCGCCACTTGCGATTCTGTATCTTTGTTGTCCGCCTGTCCACGGTTGTCCACCGACCTTTCTAACTGGGACCAAGCCCATTTTAGTAGTTTCGTTTGCCATGTTATTTTCGACTTAAATTCCAAACGTTAAAATAAAGAAGAACTATTAATTTTTAGTTCCTCCACCAAATGAAACCTTACTATTCCTTTCTCTAGAGATAGGCATAGCAGGATTCTCTTCACGCATTAAGTCATTGTCAACTGCTGTCATTTGGTTAGCGGTTTGTTGTTGATAATACTGGTCACGTTGTTCGACAACGTTCTCGTCAATTTTGCAGAGTATCAACCCACCAACACCGATGACGCCAGCATGACGACCATCATCAATTGTAGGATAATCGTAACCAGGAACCTCTTCAGGTTTAACTGGCTCCCAACCTTCTCTAAATCTCTTAGAGACATTGCTGCGATCATCGAAACCTAAAACTTCAGCTCGTATCCAACGATACTTGATGCCCGGAGGCGGATCGTTAGGTACTTCTAACATACTTGGAGGAGTCCAAGGCTGTTTGGCTTTTTTAGATTCCCTAGTATCTTCAGACCTAGGAGTTTTGTTAACTGTATTTGTTTCCTTACTCACGATTTTTGTAACCTCGCTTTTTGTATTGCGTAATCTTTAAATGAAACGCCTAAACGTTTCGCCAATCTTTGCTCGCTTGGAGAAAGCTCCACTCGATTACTTTGTTTGCGTCCACTTGATGTTGTGCGTGATGGTGAAGCAACCGTTTGGACGGGTTTTTGGTCAGCTTCCACGTTATTAAACCTGTTAGGCAATTCGTTCTTCAGCCTAGTATCTAATTCATTGTAGTACTCATCAGAGTTTAAATCAAAACCTTCGCCTGCTAACTCTTCATGAATCGACAAAGCTACGTTGGTAGCTATTCTATCGGATCCAAACCAAGTATTTTTTTCAGCCCAGTTCTGAGCCTTTGGCGATGGTTCGTTATATTCCTCAACTTGCGGTGCAGGCTGAGCAATCTCTGGTGCAGTCTGTTCTTTTGGAGCGTTAGCTTTTTCTATTTTTGCTCTGGATTCGCTTGCTTCAATAAACTTTTTCTCAGCTATTGCTGTGCTTAAAGCTTCTGTCGCTCTGGCGATTGAATCTGAATCGTTAGCTTCAACCGCTTGTTTATGCGCTTGTTTTGCTAATTCGATTGCAGCTTCGGTTTCGTTTTTGCGACTTTCAAACATATCTTCTTCAAAAGTTTGTTTGCTAGTTTTTAAACGCTCGTTTTCTTCTTGCAGTTGTTTAGCGTATTGAATGGCCATCAACTCTCTGCGTTGAAAGTCTTTCGCTTGCGCTACTGCTTTGTTGATTCGGTTCTGCGCATAGGCAGCTTTCTTTTCGACCTCAGATTTATCTTTGGTTTCTTCGACAACTTTTTGACTTGTTTCAAAGTCTTCTTTGATGTCGTCTTCTTGCAAAGGTTTGAGTTCGTCTTTGTTATCGTCTAACTCAATGTATTGAGTTTCTTCAGAAACATCCTCGTTTACTCTTTTACCAACGGGCATTGCAGCTTTTTCAATCTGCTCCTCCGATATTTCTGGTAGTTTGTATTCTTCTTGTTCAGCCATAATAAATCACCTATAGAGTTTTAATGTCATCAGGATCTGTAATCGTTCCAATAACTTCATCGTCGTTAATTATCCTTACCTCATGGTTGTCTTCTAGGCGAAATCTCGCGCCAGCGTAACGACCAATCAATACCCAGTCTTTTTCCTTACACCAAGCAACGCCTTCAAACTTACCTTCATCTTGGTAAGCCGTAGGCCCAACTTTCAAAACGTAAGCAACCACGGTCGCTAACGATTCGCGTTCTAAAGTTGAACTGGTTAAATGAATTCCACCTTCGGTGACAGCTCTGCCTTGATAAGGCAAAACTAAGAGTCGCCAGCCGGTGGGACTTGGTAATCTTTCTAGTAGTGATTTGTCTAACAGAGACGGATCGAGCACTCTGTTATCTGGTTCTACGAAAGCTGAATCTACGTTGGTAACTTCTTGCGCTTTCGCTTTTGCTCTTTCTTCTGCGATGTGTTTTGGAACTGCTAGTTCTGACATCGATTATTCCTCTTGTTGCAGCACCTCTCTTATTTCTGCTTCCAAGGAGCGAAGTGCTGTTAACTCTCCAATGTGGAAGCGATAGTCTTCCACGGATTGTATATTACCCGCGCCCAATGT